TTACAACGAGAAGCCGGGGACCACGCAGAGCCCGTTGCTCGCGTTGCTGCCGTTGGACGGGTCGCCGTTCGAGCCTACGTTGAGGAAGTTGGCCGCGCCGGTCGGATACGGCGACCGCTCCCAGACGATGCTCGCATAGGCCGTCCCCTCGTGGGTGACGGCCGCGGCGCCGCTGTTCGTGAGATGGAGCGATGTGAGCACCGAGTTTCCCGAATAGTTGGCTGTCACCTTGCCCTTCCAATACTCGTATTGCGTCCCCTCGTGACCAGTCGCGAAGTTCGCCCATGACGAGTAGCACGACGGCACGTACTCCATGTACGAGAGGAGCCAGAGCTTGTCGCTCGTGACTGTCGCGTCTGCGGCCGTCGTCGCCGTCCCTCCGGTGTTGTTGGTGGTCTTGTCGACTGCCACGATGACGTCCTGGAGCTCGGACGGGAGCATGTTCCAGATCTCCCCGGAGTTCATGGTCGCCCTGAGCTTCGACGAGGACCATCCGCCGGCGTTCGCGTTCGTCGAGTTCATCTGGTAGAGCCATGGGAGCGCATGGGTCGCCTGGAACGTGAGCCCTGCGGTACCGCCCGACGTCTTCGTGTCGTGGTTGATCCCGACGATGCGGCATACCATCACCTGGTCTGCGGACGGGAAGTCCGTGAGCCCCGAAAGTGCCGGCGTTGTCCAGGTCGCCCCGGCGGTCATATAGGCGAGGAACTCTTGGTATGCGAGCGAGCTGGTGCCGTTCTTCGACAGGTCAGCCGATATCTTGCTTAGCTCTGCCGCGGTGTACTCGGCCAGCGTGTCGTGCTCCGGGAGGTTGCCCGAGTCCCTGCCTCCGAGCCCCCACACGGATCCGCTCACGGAGCCGGTGTATGCGGCCGGGAACGTGAGGATGAGGTGCCCTGCCGTTCCGGATCCGGACGGGAACGCGAGCTGTTCCTGGAGCTGCGCCGGGGCAGTCGAGAGGTCGGAGTCGGCGTCGACGAACTTGGTCGACGCGTAAGGGGATGGCGTGCCCTCTGCGTAGATGTGCCTCGGGCCGGTCGCCAGGTCATGGTCGAACAGCCCGGATCCGAGGCCGTAACCGTCCACCGACACCACGAGCGCCCCAGAGCATGCGGAGGAGGACTGCCCGACGTCGAGAGCCAGGCGGTACTCCGAGCATCCCACCTTCGAGAGCTTCTTGTCGAGGCTGGTGGCCGACGAGAGCGCCGCCGAAGAGAATCCGCAGAGCTGCGACCACGATTCCCCGGATGCGCTCGGGGTCACCCAACCGACGTCCCCGCTCGTGTCCGAGTTCTTCGCGAGGACCTGTCCGGTCGTCCCGCCGGAAGGCACGGGAGGGTCTACCCAAGCGGCGTCCCCGCTCGTGTCGGATGCCTTGGCAAGGACCTGACCTGTCGTCCCGCCCGTAGGTAGGGACGTCCCCGAGAGAGGGAGGTTGAACGTGAAGGCGAACACCTTGGCGGTGTCTGGGCCGGACGACTCGACCGTAGCCGAAGCCTCCGTGACGTTGGTGTTCAGCGTGACGGTAGGCGTCCCGAATCCCGCGGCCGAACCGGTAGATCCGGCCATCCCGACCGCATAGCACGTCGTCGTAGTCGAGTCGCTGTATGTGATCGTGAGCCTCGTCCAGAGGTACTGGCCTTCGGAGATCGACGGGATTGAGGACGACCACGTACCGGTCGGCACGGTCGACCCTGACGCCGACGACTGGTAGGCGACCGCCGTGGAAGATATCCCCTTGCCCGACGGCCCCGTGCCTCCTTGAGGACCCTTGAAGTTCCCGATGAGCAGAAGGTTAGCCATCATCCACCTCCAGGTAGACGTTTCCAGATTCGTCGCACGTGATCTTCGGCGGATCGTCTCCGATCGCGTAGATCGCATAGAGGTCTCCGGACGGGTATTCCATCGCGAGCATGGCCTCCCCTCGGTCCGGCCACGATGCGTCGACATCGCCGAACTGTACCTTGCCTGACGGGAGGTCCACCCCCGTTACCACCTTCGTGCTCATGACGTCGCCTTGGAGAGCGTGTAGATTACCTTCATCGTCTTGTCGGCCGTCTTCGTCACGGGTGATCCCAGGTTGTTGATCGTGAGGAGCACTGGGTCGATGACGCTGAGGTACGAGTTCGTCGAATTGCAAGACGCCTCGTAGGGGCCGACCGGGGAGATGAACCTGACGTTCTGGTCGAACCCCGCCACCCTCGTCACGGTTCCGTCGGTCGTGAGCACGAACTCGTTGTTCGGGTCCGTGTAGCTCCTCCATCCTCCTCCGGTGACGATCCCGTTTCCGAACGGCTGCCTGAGGCATGTGTAGGCGTTGTTCCCGACGGTGACGGGAAGGGCGATCTCCGTGACGCTGGTCGTGTCAGACATGGGTACCTTGTACAGGGCGAGTCCGTCTGACTTCGTCACGTGCAGCGCCCCTCCTGCGACGATCGCGTAGTTGAACCCTGAGGTGCCGGAGCACAGGGAGGCGTCCTTCACGGCGAGGGTCGACTCGGTGAGCTTAGACGACTCGACCGAGCACACGTGGACCGTCGATGATGCCTGGTCGTCCACGGCGAGTGCGAACACCGTGGAACCGTCCATGCAGCAGCACCACGTCTTCTGCTGTGACGACGTGTAGGAGAGGGAGTACGTGCTCTCCGACCAGTCGGTCGGGAGGTTCGTCCCCTGCGAGAGGGGGAGCGACTTGAAGAGCCTTGATGCCGTCGCGACATGCAGGACGTAAGAATAGGTCTTCGATGAGTTGTAGGAGCTCGTCACCCAGGCCGAGTAGATCTTGCCGTCTTGCCACCCGACGACCTTGTCGAAGATAGAGCTCGCCAACGACCCGCTCTCGCTTACGGACGAGATTGACGTGAGGCCAGATCCAGAGTCGAAGGTGCTGCCGAGGTATGCGGCGCCCCCCTGTGATGTGGTGAGGCAGATGCACGAGACGTCCCCGTTGGCGTCTGAAGTGCCGAAGTCCCACACGAGGCGGTATCCGTTAGCCGTCGCATAGCTCTCGTTTGAGTTGAATGATCCCCTCAGAGGGTCCCCGGTCGAGTCGGCTGAGTTCGAAGCGTACCCGACTGGCCACTGGTCTGCCGGAGGGAGATACCCGTCGACCGACTCGGTAACCTTCTTCGGGAAGAGAAGCACCCCACCTGCCGCGTTCGGGCAGATGGGGACCATCTTGAAGTTGCTCTGCATCGAGCTGAGGAACCGCATTCCGGCCGGGTCCATCGACACGAGGTCTCGCAGGGCGTTCGTGACCATGTTCTCGTCGTGGTGCGACTCCACGCGTCCTGTCCTCACGTCCGTGAGGACGATGTCGGTGCATCCCTTGAGGGTCATTTCCAGCTCCAATCGTATGTGAGCACAGCGCTGTACAGGTAGCTGTCCTTGGATGCGAGCCAGAACCTGAGCTCGTACCCTCCGGAGAAGATCTTCCAGTCTTCCTCCGTGAGTGATGAGAGGTCCGACTTCTGGCATCCGTCTGATGCCGAAGAGCTCTCGGACCACGATCCGGACGACCTCTTCAGCCACGTCTTTCCGCCGTCGGCCGACATGGAGAAGACCACGTCTTCCGAGCAGTTCGCGTCGAATGAGGTGATGCCCTTCGCAGTGATGTCGGTGCCCTGCAGGTCCGTGGTGACAGCCTGGGACCCATCCGATCTGAACCCGTCGACGGTCGTCACCGCGTCCCGATCGAAATCGTATGCCCACGAGTTGTCCGTGATAACCGCGTAGACCTGCTGCCCCACCTGCATCGAGTCCGATTGCGGGATGTATGGGCTCGAATCCGTCGACACGAGCGAGACGTCCATGGACTCGCTCTCGGGGATCTCCTGAGGCTGCATGGACGATGAGGCCACCTCGGCAGAGATCGTAACGTCGAGGCTCGACTCCGTCGACACGAGCGAGACGTCTAGGCTCTCGGAGAGCTTCTCCTGGCCGTCCCACCCGGACAGGTCTGCCGCGAGCCCCTTGCCCGACACCATCGCCTGTATCTGCCCTGGGCCTATGTCGACGGTGCCATAGGCTCCGGCCATGTACACGAGGAGGACGTTCGAGGTCCCGGCCTGTATGGAGAACGGCCGATAAAGGTGAAGGATGTGGCTCCCGTCGACCCATGACTCGATTGGATGGAATGTCGCGAACTCGGTCCCGTTGAGCTCGTAGGAGACGGTGAGGACGGTGCGGTGGTACGTCTTCGACGATGAGTCCTCTTCGACCTCCCCCACGCACGACAGGAGGCACTGGGCGGAGAACTCCACGATGGTGTCGCTCTTGCTCGCGAAGTCTATCTCGATGACGAGCGTCCTCGGGCCGAGGGAGAAGTTCCCGCTGTTCGTGAACGCGTAGTAGTTGACCTCGCTGTCTGAAACCTTCGAGAGGATCCCGGAGAGGTTCTTGTCGGTCTTGCTGCTCGCCGAGACGAGAGCTGGATCAGACCCGTATCCCTGGACCTCGACCCCTCCGTTGAGCGTCCACGTCGACTTCATGACGCAACCGAAGGCCGTCTGCCCTGCTATCCCTCCGGAGAGGTCGAGCACGTCTCCGAGGTCCCATGCCGGGTCTCCGATGGAGCTCAGGTCGAACGGGACGTAGTCTATCGACTGGATGGCGGAGAGTATCGATTCCCTCTGCCTCTTCCTCGTCGCGATGAGCCCCTTCTGGAGCAACGGGTTCTGCCCGAGGTTCATGGTGAGCCCGTCATCAGGTGTCACGTGGTAGTAGGTCGTGGTGAGGTCGGCCATCTCGACTATCGACAGGCCCGTGTATCTGGTCGAGAAGTCGGAGAACTTCGCGCCCGACCATCTCTTCGACGGGCCGGTCGAGGCCACTTTCGTGGTCGTTGAAGGATATCGCTTGAACACGAGGCTTCCGGACCGGTCAACGGTGGCGAAGCAGGCCATCGCCTGTGATATCCACGAGACGAAGTCTCTCCATGTCTGGACGTCCGAGTCCGCCATGAGGCTCAGCGTCTCCCCTCCGTTCGGGAGGTTCGACATCTCGATCTCCGACATGCCGAGGTCGACTCCGCACGAGTCGCATGCGAGCTTCGCCAGGAAGTATGGGCTTCCGGTCGTGGTGGTGGAAGAGAACTCCTTGTCGAGCTTCGCCATCGAATCGTAAGCGACGATCGCCACTCCCGACTCGCCCCACTCCGCCTTCGAGACGAAGAATTTCCCCATGGGCACGTCTTCCCACGACCCGTCAGCAAGCTCGAGTCCGAAGAAGATGTCTACCGACGCCCCTCCCAGCGTGGACCTGTACGACTCTGCTTCGGTGAGCGTCACGTCTAGCTCTGAGACGTAGACCGAGCCGATCTTCACCTCGTCGCCTTCGGAGCATTGCCTTACGAGCGAGAGGGACCCGGAGAGGATCCCCGAGTTGTCGAACGCGTGCTTCGTGCCGTCGGTGCCGACGAGCGATCCCGTCGCCCTGTGCCTCTGGGAAGGAGAGGCCATGGCCACCAGATAGGCTTCGGAGACGGCGTACATGGGACCTCCCTAGAATTCCGTTAGCTGCAGCGTCACGTCATACAGGCCGGCGACCGAACCTATCCTCTCGCTGCCCTCTACCGCCTTCGCCTCGAGGTCGGAGGATACGAAGGCGTCGAACGTCTCCACGTCTCCCATCTGTGGGACATATGCCGTGACCGACACGGCCTTCTTGGCTTGGATCGCATGGAAGGCGGCCACCCACCTCGGCGTGACCCTCCAGGTTCCGGAGACCAACCTCCTTCCGGTCCTGATGACGTTCCGCTGCGTTCCCCCGGACTCCGTCTCATGCTCCGAGTCCTGGATCGGGACCCTCACGTCGTACGTTCCGGGCACCGGCTGCGGCAGCTCGGTCCCGTCTATGGCCAGAGGGCTGATCATCACTTACCCCCGCTCCTGAAGTTGGACTTCCTGTTTGCGTCTATGACGAACTCCTCGAGCTTCGAGTTGCCGAGATAGACGGGGATTACCGTCTTCCCGCCGGAGCTCTCGCGGAGGGACTGTATTCCGTTCGAGATGCCGGACAGCGCTCCGCTGTAGTCGGTGGTACCGGATGCGGACGCGGCGGCGAGCTGCATCTGCGGGCTGAGCGTCATGGTCGAGGAGAGTCCGCGCACGGCCTGTGCCATCTTCGGGCTGAGCCTGGTGATCTGCCCAGCCATGGTCCCGACGAAGTCTGGCATCCACGACTCGTAGTCCCTCAGCGGTCCCTTGTCGGGACGAGAGAAGTGCAGGTAGCTCGCTATCTGCGAGGCCATGGATGAGACGGTCGACATGAGCCCGCTCATTGCGCTCGTGACCCCTGAGGCGAAGCCGTTGATGGCGTCCGATCCCCAAGACTGGAACTGGCCCCAGAGGTTCCCGAGGAAGTTCACCGAGCTCCAGAACCTTCCCTCGATGTCGAGGTTCGACATCACGTTCTGCGCGGCCGACCTAAGGCTCGAGAAGATCGAGTCTCCGGTTGACGACGCCCATCCGGGAAGTCCGGAGAAGAACCCGGAGACGGCCGACCACCCGTTCTGCACGTTCGTGTTGAGGTCGGACATCCCCTGCGCCCCGGCTGCCTGCATTGCCGACCAGGTGTCCGACGCCTTCTGGGACGCCTCGTCCCACTTGCCGCGCCAGTAGTCGGCGATCTGCTGACCGCCCGCCTGGATTGCCGATCCCCATTCGGAGAACCTGTCACTCCACCACTGCCCGACTCCGGCGAAGTAGCCTTCGACGGCATCCCAGGCGGCGACTACCCCCTGGCTCCAGCCGTTCCACAGGTCTCCGAAGAACTGGCAGATCGCGCCCCAGTTCTGGATGATCAGGATGATCGCCACTATCGCGGCGATTATTCCGAGGATGATCGGCGCGAACGGGAGCAGCCCGGCGGCCAGACCGCCGATGATCGGCATGGCCACGCCAATCGCCGTCGTTATAGTCCCGACGGCGGATATGACCGATCCGATCATGACGAGCAGCGGGCCTACCGCCGCCACCACGAGGAGCACGGTGACGATCGCCTGCTGGACCGGCTGGGGAAGAGCCGCGAAGCCGTCTGCGAGGCCCTTGAGGAACCCGGCTGCCTGTTGGAGGATCGGGGCGAGCGTGTCACCTACCGCCCCGCCAAGGTCGGCTCCTGCCTCCTGGAGCTGCTTCCAGCTCTGCTTCATCTTGTCGGCGCCGTCGACGGTCTGGTTGAACGTGTCGTCGACCGTGCCGGCGTACTTCGAGAGGTCTCCGCTCATTCCGTCGAGGGATACCTTCCCGTCTGCCATCGCCTGTGCGAGGACGAGCCCGCTCTTGTTACCGAAGAGGGTCATCGCGTCCTGGGTGGCCTGTGCCTGGGTCGCCGGGTCCTTGAGTCGCTCTGCGAGCGACCTCATCTCGGTGCCCATGTCCTTACCGCTCTTGGCGCAGTTCGCGGCCGCCTTTTTGAACCCGGCGAGGGCCTGGTCAACGGGGATTCCCTCCTTCTCGAGGGACCCCATGAACTCCGTTGCGTCTCCGATCGAGAACCCCATCTCCCTGAACGAGGCGCCGGAGGAGTTGAGGTCCTGCATGAGGGTGTCGATAGATACCCCCGTCGTCTGGGTGGTGTCCTGGAGGAGTCCGAGCACGTTCCCAGCCTGGTCCGACGACACCCCGAAGGCGTCCATCGCGAGAGATACCTGCTCGATCGCAGTCGATGTGTCGGCTCCGGTGTTCTGGCCGAACTCGAGGAACTTCTCGGAGAGCGTGTCGAGGTCGGATCCCGTGACTCCGAACTTCGTCGACACGGATCCGACCGTGTCCCCGATCGTCGTCCAGTCGGAGTTCGCCGCCGAAAGGCTCGCCCCGACCGTCCTGACGTCTTCCGAGAGCTCCTTTGCGGCGTCCCCGGTTGCACCGGTCTTCCTGACCGCCTCGTCCTCGGCCCCGTCGACTTCCTCGAACGCGGCCATTGCCGCCGCTCCGGTGGCGGCGATTCCGGCCGTCACCGTGGAGGACAGCTTCGTGCCGGCCGAGGTGATCTTCCCTCCGACGGACGAGATCTTCGAGCCGGCGGCCTGGAGCTCCGTCCCCATCGTGGATGACGATTGCTTGGCCTGCTTCTCGAGTGACTTCAGGTCGTCCGTTGTCTGGACGATCTCCCGCTGGAGCGCGTCGTACTCCTTCTGGGCTCCCTCGGTCCCGGACTCCATCTGCTTCTTTGCCTCGGCTGCGGCCTGTTGGAGTGCCTTTTGCTTGTTCTTGGTCTCGTCGACAGCCTGGGCGAGCAGCTTCTGCTTCTGTGCGATGAGCTCTGTGTTTCCTGGGTCGAGCTTTAGGAGCCGGTTGACGTCCTTGAGCTGCGTCTGGACGCTCTTGCATTTCTGGTTGACGTCTGAGAGGGCCTTGGTGAGTCCCGTGGAGTCACCGTTGAGCTTGATGGTTATCCCTCTTACCCTGGCCGCCATGGGAACCTCATTCTGTTGTCAAGCTGCTGGTTCATGCGAATCGGTCGAAATCGTCTTGCGTGGCGAGCTGGTCGTACTCCTCGCCGTCGTTCATCGCCTCGGTCTGCATGTCAAGGACCTCTCCGATCTCGAGCGAGTCGAGGTCGGAGAGGCTAAGACCTAGCTGAAGGCACCGGAGCATGAAGAGGCCGACTGTCAGATCGCGCTCAGTCGGCCTGCCTGGTTTTTTGGGCTCGACAGCGTGACACCGCTCACGTTCCAGAGATCCAGGACCTGTGGCAGGACCTCCCAGATGGAGAACATGTCGAACTGGTCGAGCCATTGGTCGATGTCGTCCGGAACGCCTGAGGGGTCTCCGTCCTTGGCCATGACGTAGGCGACGTTCTCGAAGATGGACAGGTCGTCGATGGAGAGAGCCGCCTCCTCCTCGCTCTTGTCCTTGACCTTGTTGGAGAGCTTGATGAGGTCCGCGAAGAGGTCGCGCCTGAATCTGATGCGGTAGTGTCGCGGGGTCGCCGCCGTGGCGCGCATGGCCACGGTGCGACCTCCGACCTCGATGTCAGCCTGCGCCATCATGCTGCCTTGGTCTGGTAGACGGCGTCGTACCACGCGTCGTACGCCGCGGCGAGGGTCTCGGAGTTGGTCTTCTGGCAGACGTCACCGTTCTCGAGCGGGGCGGCGGAGAGCGTGGTCTTCTGGGTGTCGACCTTCATCTTCTCCTCGACCGTGTTCCCCTCGAGCGTGGGGCGCGTGAGGATGCAGTCGTAGAGGACGTACCTGGTGGCCTTCGCGTCTCCGTCGAACTGGAACATGAAGGCGAAGTGTCCGGGCTCGACGTTAGCGTTCTCGAGCTCCACCTTGTTCGCGTCCAGGGTGTGTCCGAGGATGTTCTGGTCGAAGTCCTCCGGCACGAGGGCAGACTCGAAGTCCCCCTCGTATCCCTGGTTGGTGGTCGTGGAGTAGTACTTCCGGCCGTCGGCGAAGAACTTGTAGAGCTCGCCCTGAGGGTCGAGCTTGAGCGAGACCGCCCCTGGCCATGCCTTGGGGGTTTCCCAAGCGTAGGTAGTCTTCCCGGTGGTAGAGTCGACTGTCTCCGTCATCTTCGCGTAGTGGCAGTTCTTGAGGTTGAATTTGACCTTGTTAGCTGTCGTCATCGACGATCAGTCCTCCTTCGTAGAGTTGCTCGTACATTCGCTCCGATTCCAGCCAGGACTCGGATTTCTGCCATGCACGGAACATTTCGGTTAAGACACGCTCGAGCGCCCTCTCTGATTCGAAGTCCTTCGATTCCGAGTAGAGCTCGACGTTTAAATCGGAGATTCTTTCGTATGCCGCTCCGTCCGCCATGAGGTTGTCGGTCTGGGGGAAGTACCACACGACGTACGGCAGCTCGGGCTCTCTGCCCTCGGCCCATGCCCGGTAGCAGACACGGAGCCCCGACTTCTCGAGAGCCGCCTGGATATCTTTGGGGCTCATCCCATCAGCTCCTCGACCCTGGACTCGTATTCCTTCTGGACCCAATCGTCGACCGGCTCGATGTGTCCGCCCTCGGGAGACGGGCCTACGCGGCCGCCTCCGCGCTTGGCGTGGCCGAACTCGAGCAGGTGGGCTAATCCTGGCTTCTTCGCGTTCCAGATGGTCACGGAGATCTTCTCTGAGCTCTCTCGCTCGACCTCCTTCTTCCATCCCTTCGCGTAGTGCTTCTTCGACGGTCCGACCGGAGACGACTCCTTGAGCCTCTTCACCGCCTCGTCGGCGCACTCGTTGGCCGCCTTGTCGAGCGCCTGCGAGCTCACCTTCTTGAATCGGTCCATCTCTGACATGATCGCTGCCGATAGACCGTCTGGCGATATGGAGTCAGACACGCTTCCCCCTAAGGCACTTGATCTTGACCGTCTCGTGTCGGTTCATCACGTCGTCGACGAAGGAGATGTCGTACGACCACCCGTTCCATACGATGCGGTTCTTCTCCGGGTCGATTGATGACGCCCACGGATGCCACCTGATCTCGAAGACTACGGTCTCCTGCTCGTTAACCTGTGCGGCCGCCCAAAACTCGGCGCCGCTCAGGGCGTTCGCGTAGGCGTATGGAGATCTCTCCTTCACCCACACGTCCTTGTCGACCCCGTCGACGTCCTTCGTTGGTGTCGACTTCTGGATTTCGATCTTCTGCCGATATGCCCCGGCGTTCATGAGGACTCACCGGGGATTAGGTTCACCGAGTGCAGGGATAGGATGGATTCGACGAGACGGTTCGAGTTGGAAGAGTCGACCGTCATCTGTCGGTTGTCGTACATGTCGCTCACGAGGGCCAGGACGGCCATCGTGACGTCCTCGTGGGCGTCCAGGCAGTCTGACTCGTACGTGGTCGTAGACGTCCCGTCAGATGCCACCGTGGTAGTGGATGCGGAGGTCTTGGGGAGGCCGGTGTGGGACTCGACGTATGCCACCGCCGAGTCCCTGAGGGCCATGATGTGAGAGATCTCAGCTTCGGTGAGGTCTTCCTTGACCTCCCTGATTTGGAGGAGCAGGTCCGATTCGCTGATTTCGCTGACCTTCATCTCTCACCTACTTACTAGCGGCCTTCCTCGCGGGGGTCCGCTTCGCTGCCGGCTTCTTCGTTGGTTCCTTCGGGGCCTCGGATGTCTCTTCGACTCCGGCTTCGACGTTCTCTGGATCCCCCTCTTCGGACGGCGAGTAGGATTCGGACGTCGCGAGCCCTGAGTCGACGAGACGCTTTGCGAGATCTTCGTCTTCGACTTCGATCTCCTGGCCGGTCGCCGCGCGGACCTTAGGGCCGCAGAAGCTCTTTGTTGCCTTGATCTTCATGTTTGCCACCTCCTGTTAGGCTGCCTTGACGACGAGCGACGCGATTGCCTGGGCGTCCTGGACCTTGCAGTCCGCTTCCTCCCATGCGACCACGCCGATCGCATGCTGCGTCGCGTACTTTTCGACGAGGATCTGGATGGACTGGTCCTCGACGAGCTTTGCCGCGAGCCCCTGGGAGAAGTCGCCGTAGAAGATCACGGAGGCTCCCGCAGCGAGCTTCGAGCAGTTGTCGGACGTGTAGACGGGCTTTCCGAGGAGCGTGGTCCCGAATTCGCTCGTGACGTCGTCGTTCACGAGGTACCTGCCGTTGCCGTCCTTGAGGAGACGGATCTTGGTGAGAGTGTCCTGGTTCATGACCCAGCACGCGCGCCCCTGGTACTTGGACTTGACCTTGTCCTTCGTCTCGATGATCTCGTCGAAGGTGATGGCGTCCGCGGATGCCGTGGTGACGACGATCTTGACACCTCGCAGGCCCTCGATCTTCCCGTCGGTGCCGACGATGATCTCGTGGTCGAGCCAGTCGGCTACGGCCATGGCGATCTTGTCGACGACGAAGGACGTGAGGTCGAAGTCGCTCGCGTTGATGAGGGACCGGGAGATCTTGGCAAGCGCTCCGGCGAGATACCCGCTGAGGTCGACGGATGCGAGCTTCGCGCTCTTCGCCTCGAGCTCGGTGAACTCGGTGGCATACGCCACCGTGATGTTGTCGTTGGCAGAGTCCACGTACGGGATCGAGAGGTTGCCCTTGACGGGGAACTTCTCGGCGAACCCGAACAGGGGCGAGAGGTCCTTGACAGTGTCGATGATCTTGTTGGCGATCGTCTTGGGGATGATCGCTCCGTTGTCGGTCTTGGTGATGTTAGAGTCCGCGCGGAGCTGCGTTCCTGTGACCTGGCTGCGGATGTAGTCGGCGAAGGCTCGCGTCTCGGTCTCCTCGTCGGTGGTCTGCGAGCGGCTGGACGTGTCTGCGACGTCCTCGATCGTGGTGTTCGCGAGGTCCTCGCCTCGCTTGATGGAGTCGATGGTCGAGTCGATGGAGCGGACCTGGGCCTCGATCTCTGAGAACTTCTTGTCCTCTTCCTCGGAGAAGGCGCGCTCCTCTCCGATTGCCTGGTCCTTGATCTCCTTCATGCGTGCGATGAGTCCAGCGCGCTTCTCGAGCAGTGCCTTAAGCATGTTGTTTCCTCTCGGTAGCGAGAAGGCGCCCGCAGGCGCCTTCTCTTTGCTATTTCTTTTCGAGCTCCTCGATCCTTCGGCCGTATTCCGCGAGATCCGGAGGGTCGGTCTTGTGCGACCTCATGATGTCGTCGATGAAAGTTGGGGGAGATTCGAGAGATCTCGTCACCGTCACCTTCCCGTCATCCCTCGTCTCTATCGAGGTTCCGTCGTACGCCGGGATCTTCGACTCGTCGAGGATGCTCACCTCTCGAAGCTCTAGCTCCTCTACTCGACGGCGGGTCATCGATCCCCCGCTGATCTCCTCTTCGCTCTGTCGGATCGGGACGAACCCGAATGACCAGCCCCTGAGCTCGTGCCACCGCGCCTTCTCGATGACGTCCGGGTCGCTCACGAGCGCGGTCGCCCTGAGGCCGATCGAGTCCTCGACGAGCCTGAGGTTGTTGCTCGTGCTCCCTAGCACCCTGCTGTCGTCGTGGTCGAGGAGCATCAGGACGTCTGTCCCCGATTCGAGGGCCCGCGAGAAAGCTCCGGGTGATATCTGCTCGACGAAGAGGTTTCCCTCCATGTCCCTCATCGGCTTCGAGTCTCTTGCTACTGCGTTGACATAGCCGTCGATGAGGACGCTGTCCTCTCTGAACTGGATGTTCATGGTTTCACCTCCTCGGGTGGGTCTTCTTGGCCGGGGTCCCCGGCCTCCTGCTCGATTGGGTCCTGGGAGTCGCCGGTGTCGTCCGGGTCGTCACCATCCCCCTGCTCCCCCAGGCTGTCTATGTCAATGACCTTGGCCATGTTGGGGATGATGATCCGGTTCGCCTCTGGGTCGAAAAGGACGTCCTGGAGCCCCATGTTCAGATAGTTGACCCCAAGAGGCTTCTTCTTCGCCTCTCGTCGGATCTCGTCGAGCTGGTAGATGCCGGCCTCCTTTGCCTCTTTCCAGATCTGCATCTGCTTCTCCGGATCGAGCTGCACGAGGGAGGAGACGTCTGCTCCCCAGAAGAGCTCTCTCTTCTCGCTCTCCAGGAGCATCACCGAGTCGAGTTGGGACATGATCTGGACGAGGATTGGCATGATCGTGTCGTTGAGGTAGTTCTTCCTGTCCTGGTCCGTGGCGTTCCCCTGGATGATCGACACCGGGGCGCCGACGATGTTGCAGATGTCGGAGGCGTTGGTCTTCTTGTTCTCGTTCATCTGCATCTCAACGGAGGTGTTCGAGCTCTCCTGGAACTCCAGGCCCTCGTTGAGTACGACGACGTTCTCGTCGGAGTTGCTGTAGAGGCGGCTCCATGCCTCTTTGAGCTTGTCGATCGCCTCTTGGCTGAGTTTGCGGGGGCTCTTCACGAAGCCCTTCTTGTTCCCGCCCTTTCCCACGAGCGAGAGCTCGTACCGGTACGTCGACCAGGCGACCGACAGGACGAGTCCGTTGTCGTCGATGACGGAACTTCCCCTGTGGCCGTCGACCGTGTTCCTGACGATCCTCATGAACTGGTATGGCTCGTACATCTTCCCGTTGACGAGGTATCTGCACGACTTGAAGATTGGGTCCGAGTTGTAGGCGAACCCCACGAATCCGGGTGCCACGTACCTGAGAGACCTGTACTCCGTCCCGACCTTCTCGACGAACGTGTATCCGCCCTTGGCCGTCAGGTAGTCTCGCACGATGGCGCGCTTCCACTCAGGGGCCGTCAGCGTGTCTCCGGTCTCGGAGTTGACAAGCCGCAGCCGGTAGTCGTCCGTCACCTCTTGGGAGACCTCTCCGTCATCTTTGTAGAGCTTGAATGGCATCTCGGAGATGGTCCCGGAGATCTTGTCCACGCATGCGGCGAATGCCGGTATCTGCATGGCCTGGTCGACCGTGACGGTATCTTCGGTTCTGATCATCGCTGACAGAAGGTCGCTAGATGCGGTAACAGACCCAGAGTCCGTCTGATCGCTCACCGTCTCGGTCCTGACCTCTGCCGACGGGAGCTCGTTCGCGCGCTTTCTGCGCCATGGAACCCTCATGTTTCCTCCTTTCATCCGGATTGGACGACGAAGTCGCCCACGAAGCTGTCCTGCTGGAGCAGGTAGACCGCGTCGATTAGTGCGGCTACCATGTCGACCTTTCCGACCGACCGCTTCTTGTTGACGTATTTGTTTAGGTTCGTGTCCTTCGTGCACCGGGCGTTCTCGAAGTTGATCTCGAGGAGCTTGTTCCTGCGATACCTGAACTCTCCGTTCGCGGCCTTCTCGGAAAGGAGCTTCGTCGGGGGGTGGAGGGTATCCGAGTGCTGCCTTATCTCGACCGTCCTAAGGCCGAACTCCTCCCATTTCTGGGCCGAGCTCATGGCGTTATACCGGTCGTATCCGACGGCGATGACAGTTCCGCCGGTGGCTCCCTCGATTCCCTCGACGAACTTCTCGACGACCCCGTAGTCGATTGTCATGTCGCCGCACGCGACGCAGCACCCGTCTTCGACGAAGCGCTCGTACTTGATGTGCTCGTACTGGTCCTTCTCGGCGATCCTCCCCTCTGGGATGAAAGCCTTGACGTCTGCGAGGATCTCCCCGTCTTCTCCGGCGGCGACGATGGCGACGGCCGTGTTGTCGTTGGTCTGGGCGAGGTCGACCCCGACGTACAGGTCCCGTCCTGAGAAGTCGATGCTGCTCGACCTTCCCTTGATTACCTGGTCGATTGGGATGTATGTCTCTGTCCCGACCCCCTGGTAGACGACGTTGCAGTGCTTGCAGAGGAAGTTCTCTCGCTCGTCTTCCTTGACGATTGCCTTTGACCTCTTGCGCTTGAGGTCATCCATCATCTGGGGCATGTCGCATGCGAGCGGGTTCCCGTGCATCAGGACGAGGTCGTCTGTCTGCCACGACCTCGCTATCTCCTCCGACGGCTCATAGAGGAGAGCGAATATGGTCTTGTCGTCGACCTGTCCCTCGAGGACCTTCTTCGCGTACGAGACGTGGTCCTCGAATGGGTTGTTGATGGTCGGGTACTTCGTCGAGATGATGCACCCGAGCTTGTTTAGGATGGTGAGCTGACCCGACTGCATGGCCTCTACCGCGTAGTCGTTCGGTAGAGCCCCGACCTCATCGGCCAAAAAGGCGTTCGGGAGCTTTCCGTCGAGCCGGTTCTGGCTGTAGTTCAACGGGAAGAATGAGCTCTCTGTGAGGAGGCACCTTATCTCGCTCCTGAGCAGCTTGAATCTTTTCCTCGGTCCGTCGGTGGACAGGACCGATGGGTTCGCCTTGATGAGGTCGTTCATCGCGTCCTTTACCTCGCGCGAGAGCGCTCCGTCAGGTGCCACCGAGTAGAACTTCCCGTATCGAGGCTCTATGAGCATGAGCAGGACGAAAATTAGGGCTATCAGGAACGTCTTGCCGTTCTTGCGGCAGATCTCAAGGAGCGCCGTTTCGTATCTGCGGTGCTTGTGGTCCGACCTGTACACGACGCACAGGGTGGCCGTGATGAAGAGCCACTGGAACCCGGAGAGGCAGTCGTATACGCATTCTCCCTGTCGCAGACCCTTTGGCATGACGAGGAGCTTGAGGACGTTTCCGATCTTTTCGAGCCGGTGCTTGGCGACGACGAACTCTGGGTCCTTGCCGCGCCATATCCTGTCGAACTCGACGCACTGCAGGATGACGTAGCGCGGCGCCGGCACCTTGCCGGACATTACCGCCTTGCAGTAGCTCTCCGCCTGCTGCCTCATCAGTCGTCGCGGCCGGAAAGGGCCTCGACCAGCGGGTCATCGTCCCGCTTCGCCCTCTCGGCGCCGGCGATCGACAGCTTTGCCCTCGCCTGGGGAGACAGGCACAGCTCGTTGCAGCATCTGAAGAAATCGCTCGCGTACCTTGCGCGCGATGCCATGAGTTTTGAGTTGGATATCATGCTCGGGTCGAGGTCGATCATGGTCTCGATGGAGCTCAGGCGGTCGATGCAGATCGCTGTCTGCTCGAGCACGAAGACGTCGAGGTTCCCAAGGACGTTGGCCGACCGGAGCTGGTCCCTGATGAAGTAGAAGGGCTCTGTCTGCCTCGGGTTGAGCGTCGACCTCGGCTCGATGGCGTCGCTCTTTCCCCTTACCTTGTCCTCCAGGCTCTTCCTAATGTCGTGCTCTCGCCTGGTTATCGAGCCCGTCTTGGTTGCCACTGACTTCGCCGGCCTTGCCATGGCGGCCTCCGATTTCTCATTTCTAAGAAAAACAAGTCTCCGTGGGCGGCGTGGGTCTTCCGTTCTCGCGGTTTCTCCGCGTCACAACGCCGGGGGGGACTCATTCTTCTTTTCCTGCTCCTCTATCACCCGCAGAATGACATGCAAAGGGATGATCCCTGCATCTGCCATTTTGTGATGTTTGTCGCAAAGCGTGATCAAGTTAGTGGGCTCGAGCCTAAGGTCAGGATGGGTGGCAGCACCCCTGGCATGGTGCACCGACACCCCCCTGGTCTCCACCACCCTGTCCCCGTACATCCCTCTCACGCAGATCTGGCAGCACCAGTCGTCTCGGCTCCTGATCTCCTCGCTCATGGATGACCAGTCTTTCGACGACCTGAACGCCCTGAGCTCCTTGTCCCTCGTCCCACTTCTTGGGGTCGGACGCATCCCGCAGTCGAAGTGCTCGTCGTGGATTCGCCCGCAGTAAGGGCAGCTCTTCAGCATGATCCTCCAAATGTAGGAGGCCACGGCTGGGGAACCGTGGCCTCCTGGTGGGAAGGGAAAGGGAGGGAAAACCTACCCGCCAACGCTTTGCGTCGACCGTATTCATATCACGCCTCGGCATGGGCGAAGTTGGCCAAACCTGGCCAAAGCTGTCCAAACCTGGCCAGGTTCTTTCAGGTGGCCAGGACGGGAGAGAAGTCTCCCGACTTGGCCCGTGCCGGTCCCACGCTCTCCATAAGGTCAACCGCCATGTCGTAATACCTCCTAGCCTGACGAGGAGACACTCCGATCATCCTCGACGACACCTGTGACCACGAGAGCCTCTTCCCCGTCCGGTCATCCTTTGCCAAAACCCTGAGCTGGACGGCATATGCCTCGTCATGCTTCCCGAAGCGATGCAGACCGGCTATGCACCTCATGCAGTCGTCTACTTCTCCCTGAGCAGCACCCACGATCTCCCTCAGGTCGAGCTCTGCGTCGATTGCGGTGTCGACCACGGACATTGGGTCTGAGACCGAGTTCTTAGGCCCAGGGCTGATTGACAGCGGGTCGCATATCGATGGGTCATCTACCCTCGACCTCGCGATAGAGGCCCTTCGCTTCTCCGCCTCAACGAACCTCTCGCTCTTCCGGACCTCGTTGAGCCAGGACCTGGCATCCCATTTCCTGACCCCTGTCGCTTCTTGGTCCATTTGGTCCCCCCGACGGATCCTAATCGTCTTCACTGTCGTGTTGTTGCATGAGGTAGGAGTCGTTCAAGGCCCTTGCCGCATCAGACATTTTTCTTGCCGCATCTTCTAAGGAAACGCAGACGGCTCTTCCGAGCATTCTCAGACGATCCTCAATCAACAGCCACGCCCGGAGCTCGTCTGCCGTCAGACCGTACCTAGTCATCGTTTCGAAGAACTCCCTGTTCTTCCTGACGATCCGTCTGCTCTTCAGAGACGTCTTAATCTTGCTCATCGACAAACCTATCGATTGGTCCGAACTGGAATCCAGACAGCAGCTGGTCAATCGTCATGACCTTGATTCCAAGGTATCGAGCGACCGATACCTCTATCTTCGAACCCTCGCTTTCCATCCATCCATTAAGCAGGCAGACGCAGTCATACAAGGGCTTCATAGCCATTGTCGACTTGTAGATTCGCATCTTGTCGTCGACAAATGTCTGCTCGACAGTCTCGTACGTCGTGAGCATCTTCAGGTCATATGCCATGGCCATTTCCCTCGTGGCGTATCCGGGTACCTCGATTGCCGGGTTGTATATCTTTCCACCCGCGCAGACTCCGGAGTTTTCGAGTGCGATGTTGGCAGCGATGAACCCGGTACGGTTGTTGTCTCTGATACCTGACATCGGTCCAGAAAGATATACATTCATTCCTCGACCACCCGAGCTCCGCACCCTGGACAGTATCGACCGTCGTCACCGTTAGGCTGGTTAATGTACAGCTCGTGACCACATTCGGAGCAGCACCCATGGTTGACGCCAGTCACACGGTGACATGTACGCTCGGAAACGGTAAGTCCATCTAGGCTTCCCCATGCGATAGCGCTGTTCATAGCCCATTGAAACTTATGTTGCAGCTCATCAACCGTCACGCTCAACACGCGCCGCTTAAAGTCTTCTGGCTCGAAAATATCGTCTGAGAAGACGGTCACTTCTCTAGTCTCTGGCATCAGATATCACCTCGAAGCACTCCGCAAGATGATCTCTGGAAATCTCAAGCCATCCAGTTTCTGAATCGAGACGCACGATCCCTTCAGGAGTCTCGTATGCCACCTCGTACACTTCTCCACACGAGACGTCATAGAACTCGTTTTCCACGATGGCACCGTCATCATCGAAAAGGCTTACTGAAAATTCCTTGATAGCTTTGACCTTCATGCTGCATCTCCATCCCTTCTAGAGTCGCGTGGCTCGAAAGACCACACAGGGCAGCTCCTCGGAAGTGGTCCATCATCAAGCCACCACCCGACGCGCGGATCTCCCCAATCGTCTATGCCGGCTCGGTGTCTCGCTACCCAATCCACTTCGAGCAGCACCACAGGGCACTCGAGTTCCCTCTCTGCTATCGCTGTGGCCTCTTCGAGCGAATACCTCTCCTTGCTTACGGCATAGAAGGTTCCGCCCTCTCCGATGAACGCCTCGTGGTCAAACTTGCTCACTTTGGCGTTTATCGCGATCGGAATCTTGGACTCATGCTTCATGCACATGCCTCCTGTTCCATGCGTCAATGGCCTCTTTCCTCGACCACTTGCGAGGCCCTTCCATCCCACACTTTTCGCATGAGACAAACCAGATGGTGTGCTCGTCGTCCTCATGCCTCGCGTCGTTACACCAGATTTGGTAATGGAGCGTCACAGCCTCTCCGCCTAACGATCCGCAGAACGGACATGGCTTGAGCCCGACCTTTTTCCCGGGGTCGGTAACATGGTCACTCCCCATCTGTCACCTCTTTCACGTATCTCGAGCACTTTTGGTGCCCGGAAATCATCAACCATGGCTGTTTGCAGTCCTCCTGCTCGAAGCACTCGTCCTGCTTCGCACACGTGGAGCAGTCAGTCTTTGTAGCGGCCTCGCATGTGATGCAGCAGTCATCGCAGCACGGCATCAAGTCATCGACGTCGCACCCGCATCCGTAATCGTCCACAAGCCCGTCGTAACCGTGCTCGACGAGCCACTTTGCGACGATGTCCTTAACCTCTATCGCCATGGTCCGCCTCCTTCCTCAGATAGGCTGCTGCGTCGCCACACATCAGGCAAATTCCCGCCCCATCGTTCATCGGGCACTCATCGCAGATGCACTCGCCTTCGAATCCGTAACAAATGAGGCTCAGTGTCTCTGCCGTCTTCTCTGGAGTTCCGAAGAGCTTGTCGTAATTGGTCACACGGTCAGGCTCAAGGCACCCGCGCATCTCGACGAGGCTTGGAATTCTCTTGTTGCTCAAAACCCCTCCCTTTCCCGTTTTCCTGATAATTACTTCTGTTTTGCTTCTTCGGTGTCTGTCAGCTCTTCGAATCTGGCTCTGACCTCTCCTGATTCGAACCATTTCCTGAAGACTTCCCACACCTCTGATTTGCATGCTTTTTTCGGTGCGTCCTTAGGCTCGAAGTACATGCACAGATGGATCCGGAAGACGTCTACTCTCGTTCCGGCCACGGCTCCGTTCCAACACCTGCAGAACTGGCACCAGGCGCACTCAGAGCACCTGACCTTTGGGACCATGCTCACAGTCCTTTCACCGCCCTCTCGCTTAGGCTTGAGAACGCCTCCGCGGCCTGGGCATCTCGTCCCGGGAGGACGTGTGCGTAGAGACGCAGTAGGGTCGTGACGTTCGCGTGTCCAAGCCTCTCCGCCACGGTCTTCGGGTCCATCCCGGACACGAGAAGCCACGTGGCGTGCGTGTGGCGAAGCGTGTGGAAGCTGGTGTCGGGCGGCAGCCCTATCTCGTCCCTGATCTCCGAGAACGCTCGTGAGACGGTCGATGGGCGCATGAACGATCCGTCCACGGTGCAGATCGGTGTGTTCTTTCCTGATTTCCCTAGATACGATCTCTGCCAGTCGACATGGACCTTTATCGTCTCGAGGTCTGACTTCGTCACGGAGACGTTCCTCCTGGACGTCAAAGTCTTCGGGATCGGCTTCCTAACGGCGCCTTTTCCCTTCATCTCGACGACGGTCGCGCTGACGGACACCATCGACCTCGGAACGATCACGTCGCATCTCCTGAGCGCGCATACCTCTCCTACCCTGAGTCCCGTGTGAAGGGCTATCCAAGCTGCCATCAGACGGTTTCTCCTGTATCTGGCAGATCTGGTGGAAGAGCTGTCTTCCAGCTCAGACTCCAGGGTCGTGCTTAGGGCTTCGAACTCCTCCCAGTCGTAGGCCGTCGCGTCTCCTGATCCTGGAGATGGCTTGTCAATCATCGAGACCGGGTTCGAGTCGGCAAGTCCGATCGAGCAGAAGTATTTGAAGGCCCCGGACAGGAACCAGTGCATGCGCGAGACGGTAGATCCCGATATCCTCCCACCGGTCTTCGATCCATGCTCCAGGACGTCATCCTGTAGCATGGCGAAGTCCATGGGGGTCAGGTCGTCTATCGTCCTGGACCCTATCCTGGGCCCCACGTAGCACCTCAGGATCGTCCTGTAGGTCCTGATCGTGTTGGGGCTCGTCCCCGTGCGATCGAGCCCGGAGACGTAGAGCTCCATGAGCTCTCCGAACCTCCTGCTGGTCCCGACTTTCGACGCAGCGGTGATGCCCTCCATCCACCGCTCTGCGAGGACGGCCGCCTCCTCGTCTGATTCCGCCTGGGGGAAGCGCTTGTATGGACGGAGCGGTCTTCCGGTGACCCGGTTGATACCCAGGTATGGCTGACAGAACCTGATCCCGTCCCTGTCGTGCTTGATGACGACCTTAGGCATCGAACCCACCGACGTCCCTCTTGACGATGAATCTCCCGAGCTCTGACCTGAACTCCTCGTCATCGGACCAGCCAGCGAACGTCGATCCATCCCATTTGACCTCTTCGAGCGAATGCCAGTCGTTCGTCACGACCTCCACGCACGCATGCCTGAATGCGACCATCTTCGGGTCGCAGACGATCCCTTTACTCCCCATGGGATTCACCTCCATCCGGAGACCCGGAGTCTCCTATTCCGAACGAAAGGGTCGCGATCGCTGTGGCCATGTCTCCCTCGATCCTGTCTACGGTCTCGTGGCTGATGCTTATGAGCCCCGTGTCATGCCTTCCGTGCTGGTCGCACCATTCGTGCATCCCGGATATCCAGTCGAGCGAGTTGGAGAGCACGTCCCTCGCTATCCTCGACGAGCTCCTGATCCTCTCCAGGTCTGCGAGTTCCTTGTCGTTCAAAGCATCGAGTCCCAAGTCGATTTCCCCTCCGTCGGTGTCCAAGCCTCCAGGAGATCCCTACGAGAATCCAGATCTCTTGTTTTCGACAATCTGAGGCCCGCACCTGTCTCCCTTAACGTGACGAGAAGGACGGACGTACGTCTGAAGACGTCCGTCCTTCTCTTCTCTTCCTTTCTTTTCTTTTGGTTGGTAGTCCTCCCGTAGTTGTTCAGTAGCGTTACGGGAGTCGTACTTTTCGACATCTTCATCCGTTGAGTCAGAGACCTCAGAATCGGTTGGCCTCACGTCTTCGGCGCAGATCTCCGTGCCCTCTCCCTGCTCCATCCACGGGGGAACCGGGAGCCTGGATGGCGTGGGCTTGTTGATCGACTGATACTGGCCGAAGGTCGATATCTCCGCATAGATGTCACCACGTGACGACCACGCTCGGAGGAAGTCGACCTGCATGAGCTCCCTCACGAGCTCTAGGATCTCGTCGTCGGTCGTCTCACCGAAGCTGAAGAGGAATGAACGCAGCTTCTTGCACCCGAACCTCGAAGAGCTGAGCATCAGGCGTCCCGAATCGTCTGCGTAGTTGAGCAGGGCTATCGCAAGAAGCTGGGCGTCTCGAGAGCATGACGCCATGTCCTCGGAGTCCCAGAACTCCTTGCTGATCATCCGGTTCCTCGGCACGAACCATCACCTCCTCTGGTGGATGTCAATCCGCTTCTGACCCTCAATAGGTGCCGTACGGATATCCCTATCCTTCTTGCTGCCTCATCCCAGCTGAGGCCCTCCGCATGCAGCGACATTGCGACGTTCAGGTCGTCGGGTGACACCCTTCCCGTCCCCCTCGTCCTGGAAGCCATGTCACACGAGGCCCGAGACTTGGTCGACCCATGCCTCGAACCCCTCGTAGATTGGCCTGCTGTTGTTGCTGTCGGCCCATCCGCAGAATCCGATGAAGCCGTCCTCGTTGAACGAGACGGCCTCCCTTTTCTTGAAGTAGGATCCGCTGATGTAGATGTAGGCCCCGATGAGGCTGCCATCATCGTTGGTCTTGATGTCGACCTTCCTGCTAATGTGGAGGTCGTCTATGGTCGTGGAATCGGACGTCCTAACCGACCTGGCTAGGATCGCCTGGAGCAGCCATATGTCATCCTTGCGCAGTCCCTCGTAGTTAAGCCCGCATGACTCGAAGTGGGACCTGCAGGATTCGGAGGTTGTGTCCATGTCAGGCCAGCTTCCCAGTGCGCACGCTCTTTGCGAGGTTCGAGTCTTCCTCGGTTGCCTCCATGCCCTCGAGCACGGCGACGTCCCACATCCTCACGACGCTCTTTGCGCCTGATCCCCATGAGAGGTCATATCCGCCAACCATCTGCCAGTCGTTCGATGTGATTCCCTGGTCTATCCACTTTGCCTGCTCGTGCAACGACGGGTCTGATCCAGCCTGGAGCTCGTACAGGTCTCCTGAAACCTTCTTGATCTGGTTGCATTTGTATCTGTCCTCCGACACCACCGACATGAGGTGCTGGAGCCTCTTTCCCCCGGCGAGCTCAGCCGCGAGGTACTCGGACGAGCGTGTCATCATCGAATAGATGAGGGTGAGGTTCGCATCGATCCTCTGCTGCCTGCGCTCGGCCTCGACCTTCCTCTTGTCCTTCCCCTTCTTCTTGCCCTTCTCCTTCTCGTAGACCCTCAGGGTCCCGCCAGATGACGTCACGTACACGTGCCATTCGTGGTCTCCTGGTACGTCCTGCTCGCGCTCCTTCGCGAACTCCTTGGCTGCCTTGACGGACCTTATCTCCGAGACGTATGTGAGGCCCACGTCGGATGCCCTGTAGTCTGGGTCGTCATCGTCCTCGAAGCACGAATCCGGGAGACAGATCGCATCCTTCATGTCGCTTATCTTCTTGGCCGACTTGTGCTTCTTGCGGATCCGGTCGGCGACCTGTTTGGGTGTGTAGTAGGAGCCCTCTGACTCGATGATCTCCCGCTGCTCGTCGGGGTCGTCGAACTCTCCCGCGATGATCATCGCGTCGAAGGTCGCCTGGAGTGGTACCTCGTCGTTCTTGTGCGTCTCGAACACCTTACGGGCGCGCTTGATCGAGTCCGGGTTCCTGTTCGTCGCGAGGGCGACGAAGTCCCCATCGATGTCGAGCTTGAACGCTCCCTGGACTCCTGCCGCTATCTCCTTCTCTGTGAGCCTCTGCTTCGAGTCGGTCGCGATCATCGCTATGAGGTCGAGCGCATCGTCGTAGTCGCAAGCCTCGAGTATGTCCACGAGGTGGTCGGGGTCAGTCTCTCCGTAGATCTCCTCGAGTGCGCGGTACCGTCTCTCGCCGTCGACGATCCGGAACTTCGTCCCGTCCTTGACAGCGACGATCGGGTTGACCGGCTCTCCTCCGGTCGCGCGGATCGCGTTCGCCAGCGCGTGGATGTCTCCGAAGTCCTTGCGTGGATTAAGGTCGCTTGGGGACAGGTCGCAAAGCGCGACGGCCCTCTTCGTCATGTTTGCCATTTCGCATCTTCCCTTCTACATAGATCCGGATACGGACAGGTTCCCGTGCCACCCCTGCCCCCTGATGAGCTTGCTGACGAGCTCGTAAGGTCTGTCGTCCTTCGGATCGCAGACGACCACGATCTTGTATGGGGCGGCGAGCACATGGTCTGATCGGTCGAACTCGAACGTGTACGTCTTGAGATTTGGCTTGACCCCCGGCGCCGGTCGTCCGGTAAGGAGCTCGTACTCCTCTGGGCTCATCATCGATCCCGTGTCTATCGGTTTCTTTTCGTCTGGCATCCATACCACCTAGATCCCTATTCCGAGCGCCGACAGCCTGAGCTCCCAGGCCCTGCGCGCCGCCTGAATGTCATCGAACCTTCCGAGCGGGTGTCTCGCGAACACGTCCATGCCTCCGGGCCGGTCCCTGTCCACGATGTGTCGGTCGCAGAAGGTCCCGTCCTCCATCAGCACGAGCTCGTGACCCTCTACGGGGATGGAGACCGTCCTCTCTTTCATCGCTTCTCGCCGCCTGAGAAGTCGTTTCTCGCCTCTTCGGGTAATTGGATGCCCACAAGGGCGAGAGCCCTCTCTATGTGGTCTCTCGCCTCGAGAGGATGGATGGCGTTCGCTGCCGACCATGCATGCTTGAGCTCTGATTCGAGTGTCCAAGACTTGACCGCCTCCTTGCCGCCGTCTCCAGCGCACTGCGGACATGCGAACTTGCTGTCCTGGTCGCTTGGTCTTCCGGACCTCACGGGAGAGATCCTCACCCAACCCTTCTCATCGTCTTCCATCCTCTTTCCGCAGATCGCGCAATGCCGGCTATGCTTCGTCATACATGGACCTCCTCGTGTCGATCCTCATCTGGGGATGTCGGGCCTTGAGCCAGCGCGCCAGGAGGGGCGTGTCCGTGTTGTTTATCGCGTAGCACCTTCCCATCCCCTGCATGTCGCAGAACGGGACTCCGTGGAGAGTCGCCCTTCCCTCGTAGCGCTGGAACTCTATGAGCCATTTGGCAGAAACCCTGCGACCGAGACCCTCGATGGCCATCGCATGCGACTCGATCTCGCGCAGCGCGTCGGGATTCTTTGAGCACCATTCATCGAACAGCGCCCTCCTGTCCTGGACCCTGAGCGGGTACGGATAGGAAGCCCTGCGTTCCTCGGAAATGACCTGAGAGACGGTGAGGTCATATGGCGCTGACGTCTGGTCAAGACTCATGGGACGTCTCGCCCTCAAGACAAACGAGATACGAACCCTCGATAACGGGGACTACGACCTTGTGAAGGAACTCACCTGAAAATGACACGCAGGGATTTAGGGACAGCTTTCCTTCCATCACCCAGTCGACGAGGATGTCCCACTCTTCACGACTGACATGGCTTCTGAACTCATAGGGGTTGTCGACGGTTCTCTGGTCCATAGCACAGGTCATGAGATACGGCATCAACCTGATTTCGATGTCTGTAATCGGATGGCCAAGCTCTTTCGAGTACTTCTTTCGATCCGCCCAAAGCATGCATCCGCGCTGGTTATATGTGGCCATTAGGAATCACGACCGTCGGGACGAATGCCGCACTCTCGCAACCTTCTGAGGACGTCGTCTATAGCCGTATGGACACAGTTAGTCGAATCGTAGGCGCGGCAGTCGAGGCACCGGTCGCACCCAAAGTAGTCGCAGGGGATCACGTACCTGTCCCTGTTGCTCACCCTCTCGATGTCATCGGCGAGCTCGTATAGACCTGGAAGGTTGATGACCCTCGATTCACCGGCCATCGTCACATCGCCGCCCAAAGGCATCCGGCGAAAAGAACTACATAGAGGGAGAGGGCATAAAAGAAAATGCGTGCCCACTCCCTGGGTCCCATGGAGACAATCGCCTCATGGACGTCTCTGCCCATGAGCACGATGTCTCCTACGATTGGCCAATCGTCAGTCCAGTCTCTTGAATCTCCCATTTGTGATAGCCTTTCCTAAAGCGCGACCAGGCGCTTTGCCTCGGGCTCGGATGCAGCGTCTCCAAACGCTTCTGCTCCGGGCCCCTTCCTTTCCCCATCGGCCTTTCCGGCCGGCATTCCGTCCTCCTTCCACCTGAGCATCAACGGGTGAACCTGCATGTCGAAGAAGGTCTGGAAGTCTCTGACTTCTCCAGCGGAATTCATGAGACGATCGCCATGTCCTTCGCGCGCCTGCGACAAGCAAGCTCGTCTAGCGGCTTCTGGAAGTAGTTGGCTATCAGAACGGCTTGGTCGAGGGAAATCGTCCGGTTCCCGTAAATCCAGCTTTTCAGGGCTCCGAACGAGACGCCCATCTCCTCTGCAACCTGTTCCTGAGACTTCCCAGAGTCGACGATCCAGCTCCTTATCCTCCGGCCAACCTCTTTGCGGTCCATTACTCACCTCCTGGACGCTTAAAGTGACTTCCCCTCCATGTAGGGACACTTTAAGTGATTACAGTCCAGAGGATAGACACGCAAAGTGGCCGTGTCAATCAATTTGTGTCCGTAGGTTGAACTAAAGTCACTCTGCGTGTACGATTTCGCATGTAAACAGGCGATTGGAGAGCTATGGAACTCCAGCTACTAAGGCTTCGAAAAGAGTCTGGATTCGCCTCGAGAAAAGACTTTTCCGATGCGCTCGGAATTCCCGAGAGAAGAATCAAGTCATGGGAAGCGGGAGAACGGATGATGAGCCTCGAGCAGGCTTGTGTGATTGCAGATCTGCTCGACTGCTCTCTCGACGAGCTTGTTGGCAGGACCGACTATGTCGGATCCTTCTCGGACAACAGGCAAAGGTCTATGAACAGGGACTATGAGCTTTTGAGCGACTCCGGGAAAGATGCGGCGGCAAATTCCGTCAGGGGGATCAGGCTCGGTGAGGGGCGAAACGAACCCGATACTCCGACTGGTGTGAGCGAGAAGATCGCCTAGTGATTGAAGGTGCGCCCATGGTGGACATGGATGACGTCAATGAGCTCAAGTCCGTCCCACACGACAAGGTCGTCTGCGTTGATACGGAGACGACCGGCCTTGACCCCGACAAGGACGAGATCCTGCAGATGTCCTTCGTGGATGGTGACGGCAACGTCCTGTTCGACAGCCTCATCAAGCCGGCGCACCGGAAGAGATGGCCTAAGGCCCAGGAGATAAACGGGATATCCCCTGCTGACGTCAAAGACAAGCCGATGGTCGAGGACGTCGCCGACCGGGTGAGGGATATCATCTCGAATGCCGATGTGCTCGTCGGGTACAATCTCGACTTCGACGTCCAGATGCTCGGTTCTGCGGGAATCGGAATCGGTACTACCAAGAGGTTCGACGTCATGCCCGAGTATGCCAGGGCCCATGGGAAATGGAACGACTACTACGGCGACTACACCTTCGTGAAGCTGACGACGGCCTGCCACCACTACCACATCAAGTTCGACCCGCACGACTCGTCGCAGGACGCCATGGCCACAATCCGATGCTTCTACGCCCTACTGGACGACGACGAGTGGCTTAGGCCGTACGTTGCCGCCCAGGAGAAGAAAGACGCGGTGCTGAGGCAGGAGGAAGAGGAGAGGGAGAGGAAGCAGGCCCTCGAGCGAGCAGAGCGCGAGAAGCGGGAGAGGAAGCAGGCCGAGATAGAGGAGAAGAGGGCGAGAAAGGAAGCGAGGAGGTCCGAGACCGCCCAAAGGAGGCTCGAAAGAAAGACTTCCAGGGCGGCGGAAAGCCACGCGAATGTCGGGTGGAAGATCGTGCTGGACACCTTGACATCCGTCGTCCTCGGTCTCGTCTCCGCCTTCTTCATTCTTGGGCTCGTGTCAGAGCTTGTTCTCGGTAGAGACCTTTCCGGGCAGATCCCTCTCTTCGTCGTCTTCATCTCTGTGCCGGCATTCGGGTGCGTGGCCATGGCCAGAAGGGCCATGGCCAGGAAGTCCGATAGATAGCAAAAAAGTCCCCCCGTTGCCGCCAAGCATAACGAGGGGACCTGCCCGCTGAAAGGCAAGGTGATTGTATCCCATGAAGAGGACGAGGGTCGCCGTCTACGCTCGCTTCTCGTGCGACCGTCAGAGAGACGAGTCGATCGAGGACCAGCTGTTCGAGGCGAATAGCTATTGTTCTTCGCACCAGGGCTACATCATCGTCGCCCAATACTGCGACTATGCCATGACCGGCCGCAGCGACGACCGTCCGCAGTTCCTCAAGATGATCGAGGACGCGAAGGCAGGGTCCTTCGACGTGATCCTCGTCTGGAAGATGGACCGTTTCGCCCGAAACATCGAAGAGCAGTATTACTACCTCCACATCATGCGAGAGGCGGGAGTCGAGTTCGAGGCGGTCAGGCAGAACATTACCGGCGACTCCATCGAGGCGACCTCGAACAAGGCCCTGAATGCCCTCTTCGCCCAAATCAGAAGCCAACAGTCGGCAGAGGACACGATGCGCGGCATGTCCGGGAAGGCTCGCAAGACCCAGTACCTGGGAGATGCCGTTTTCGGATATGGCCATCAGGGCGACGAGATCACCGTGAACGAGGGGCAGGCCGAGATCGTGCGGAAGATCCACTCCGACTATCTTGCCGGCAAGAGCGTGTGCCGCATAGCCGAAGAGTTGAACGAAATGGGAGTGCGCACGATGCAGGGGGCGAAGCCGAACTACAACTTCGTGCTGTCGATCCTCAAGAGCGAGAAGTATGCGGGCGTCTACCGCTGGGGGAAGAAGAGGGACAGTCGCGGCAACGTAGTCATTGGTCAGGACGGGTCGCCCGTCCCGCTCGTGCGAGTCGAGGGAGGAATGCCAGAGATCGTCTCCATGGCCACCAAGAGGGCCGTGATGGCGCGAATAGGCCGGCGCCGCAGGAATGCCGCCAAAGCCGATTACGACCTCTCTGGGAAGCTGTGGTGCGCGACGTGCGGCAACCCCATGCACGGGATGATGGCAAGGGGAAGCAAGGGGACCGTCTATCACTACTACGCATGCAAGGGAAAGTCCAAATCGTGCTCGGGGTCTATGCAGAAGGAGAGGATCGAGGGGGCCGTGAGCAAGTCGGTGCGAGACATGCTCACAGATCAGGTCCTCTGCGAGCACCTCGCGAAGAGGCATGTCGAGTGGCAGGGGGACAACGCGGGACGTTCGTCCGTGTCTGCGGCCCGCAAGGAGCTTCGAGAGGTCCAGAGAGCCCGCGAGAGGCTCGTTGCGGCCGTGGAGGACGGAATGCCCTATACGGCGGTAAAGGAGCGCATGGACGCCATCATGAAGCAGGAGGAAGGCATCGAGAGGCGCATCGATGAGCTTGAGAGCCTGAGGGACGGTCTCACCGAGGATGAGATCATGCTCTTTTTCGCGGCCGCCCGGAACGGGTATCTGAGCGACTCGGAGCTCATCGGCGTCTTCGTCTCGAAGGTATGGCTCTACGAGTCGGAGGCCGTGGTAATCATGAACGTTTCGGCTGACGACACGTCCCTGTTGGAAGTCGAGACCTCCCTCGGGATCGAATCCGAATTGGGAGACGTCCCGGGAGGGAAGGTTCGACTTATATCCAGTTGGTGCCCGAGGCGAGACTCGAACTCGCACTGTGTTGCCACAAGAGGTTTTTGA